CACGAACCGCTTCGACCACGTTGCGGAGATTGGAAGCCAGAGGCTCGGCCAGAGCTCGACCAAGTTCTATGACCTCGTCAATCAAAAGCTGAATTTGAGCCCAGAGAGTATTCATCCGTCTCTCGGCCTCTTCAGCCATGGCGGTGTTTTCATCCCAGGCTTTAGTTCCTTCCCGAACGGTTCTGTCCAGAAGGTCTCCGGCAGAAACCAAGCGGAGCAGAACATCTCGGGAACGAATCTGCTGGAGGTTTACATCTTCCAGGGCAGCAAAAACATTTTCTCCTTCCTCGTGCATCCGACTCAGTCCATTCAAGAACTCCTGTACGGCTCGAATCGGCATTTCTTGAACAAACCTTCTAAATTCATCGGTGGTGGTTCCTGCAATGGTGGCAAAGTTGTCTAACAATTCTCCACCCTCGTGCGATGCTTCTGCCATCTCTAGGAGCATTCGGTTCATGGCTGAACCACCGAGCTCGGCACGAACACCAGCCTCACCCATGGCAGCACCCACGGCCATAATTTCGTCGGTGGCCATGCCCAGCACGGACGCTGGACCGACCAAACGAAGCCCCAGAGTTAAAAGTTCGTCCTCAAAAACGGCGAACTGGTTACCGAGATGCACTATGGTGGAAGCCAGGCGGTCCACATTTTCCATGGACTCTCCCGAGATTCTCATGATTCGGGCAAACTGAGCGGCCCCCTCTTCACCCGTGATACGGGTTACCATCTGAAGCTTGGCCATGGACTCGGTGAATCTCTCTAGGTCCTCAACTCCATGGATACCCAGACGAGCACCAACCGAGGCCATCTCTGCTAACTCACCAGCACCGGCCACAAGCTCGGTCGAGAGGTCACGGAGAGAGCGTTCTAACTCACGAAACTCGGTCTCCGTGGCGTCCATAACTCGACGAACCTTAACAAATTGCTCTTCAAAATGAGCCAGTGCAGTGGAGGACGCAGCTAGAGTTCCTCCAAAGAGAGTGACAATCCTCATTAATTGAGAAATCGTGTGCCTTAAATCAAGCTGAACGAAAACAAACTTAGTGGTAAGTTCTTCTAAAAAGTGCATGGCTGTTCTGTGCAGCGTGACAATTTCTCTAATAATAGATGCAATAATTCTGGGTATCTGCAAAAGCACGGTGATATATTTTTGTGCCAGAGAAATCAGTAATGAAAATGCCTTGCCTCCCGCGGATGCCAGACGTCCAAACACCTTTCCTATACCTCTAATAATATTAACGACCGCAGAGAAGGCAATTTGAACAACACGAGCTCCAGCCTGCACCAGAGTGATGAAGCCAGAAAAAGCTAGCTTGGCCACGCTCAAGGCCTGACCCATGGCAACCATGGCACCGGAAAAAGCTCTCGACATACGAGAACCGGACGCCTCAGAAGCCTTGGACATTTCTTCCTTGGCCTCCGTGGTTGCTTCCACCTGCTCCTGAATTTCCTCGTAATTCTCGGACAGGGAGTCAGTCATCTCTTGCATTTCTGTGCGGACATTTTCAGTCGCCTCGCCAAAGTCTCGCATGGCCTTGACGGCCTGCTCCAGTTCCTGAGTGGGGAAGAACCTGTGGTCTCTTTTTGCAAGGCGAGACATCTGGTCATCCAGAGTTCTAACAGCCTCGGTCGTTTTATTAATCTGCTGGGTAAAGGTTTTAAAATCCTTCACCATACCTTGAAGAGACGACCCAACCTGCTTTTTGGCTCGCTTCATCTCCTTGACGAAGCTGTCTGTCATCTGCATGGCTTCGCTGTAATCTGCCACAAACCGCACCATCGCATATCCTAAGTCAACAGCCACGATTTCACCTCCTCACGGTCAAGTCCTTCTTCGACCACTTTTGCTTTTACTTCTAAGTTTCTTACGCTGTTTCTCGCGTTCTTTCTCTCTTATCTTAAAGAACTGACTCCACTCATGAATTTCGGACTCCGACATGCGGGACTGCAACTCGTCCACCGTGCCACATTTAATCTCCGAAGCTATGGTGAAAAGTAGCAGTCGTCGGGAGTCCCGCTTTAGTTTTTTGCATCTTCCTTGGGCTTGACATTAAGGAGACTCATGGCCGCGGGAGCTAGTTCATCCAAAAAGGTTCCTGCAGGTAACTCGGACAGTGCCTCGAAATCAGAGGGTTCAAAGACCTTCTCGTCGGTTTCCGGCACATAGGTGCAGTGAATGACAGCCCAAATCTGCAGGCTGGAAATATCCACCTTGCTCATTAATCCTCTTGTCATTTCTTCCTTGTTATCGACATCCTCGGATATGGTGTCCGGAAGAGCTTTCTGGTAAATTCGGCCTCTTTCTCCCACAGTGGGTTGACGAACCTCAAACTCTTCTCCCTCAGCCTCCACAATCTCGGAAGCAAATTCTCGCTTGGCTCCCAACGTCGTGCTTCTAATCTGGTCTCTTAAGCTCATGTCTTCTTTTGCCACTCTTATCTCCTCCTATTAAAGATAATCCCAGGCCATGGACGTAAACTTACCCTGATACTTAAGCTTTTCGACCTGGACGAACTCGATTTCATCTAACTGCCAATCCAGATTCTCCAAATCCTGATTAACTCTGAACCAACCTCGAAAAATGTGGTCCTTGCTTTGAGGACGGACCTCTATTAACAGAGACTTCTCCTTCTCAAGATAACCCCTGAGTCCGGGTGCTCGATATGAAAAATCGCCCAGATAAAGAGTGGTCTGGATTACACCAATATCATGTCTTGTGGCACGGTCTCCTTTACGCGACCTACCCAAGTCACTCTTCTTGTGGGCGATTCCTCTAGTATCCATCTCATAGTATTTACATCGAGCAATAATAGTGTCACGCCCCGCAGGCACATACCAGGCAGATACCGTCACATTCTCGGGAGACAGGTCTTCCTTCAATCTGAATCGACCGAAAGGGAAATTAACTCTTTCTATCTCGGACTCCCCTACACCACAACCATTCGCTCTTATCACTAGGGACTTTCTATAATCCCAAATCTGGCGATAGGTGTCTCTTATTTGGTATGCCTCATTTTCCCAGAGGACTTCTCCATCCTCAAACCAGATGGAAGTTCCGGGTTTTTTAATATTTACCACGGATGCCGGACACATAACTTTATCACCTTCGCGTTAGATTATTTGGGGGGAGGAAGGTTCAGGCAAAATGAAGGAGGGTTTCACCTCGATAATGTCAGATTAAACCAGTTCAAATGTGACAGTCTTGTCTTGTCCGTCAACGATGAACTCTCCAGAATCAGAAGCCGTGCCTTCCTCGGCCTCGAACCAATAGGTTCCGTCCGGTAGCCTGATAACAGCTTCTCCCTCGGAATCGGTGGTGGCGGTCGGGCTGACCTGAGTGCCACCCTGCTCGTCATAAACAGTTATCGTGGCTCCTTCCGTGTTGTTCTGTTCATCAAATGTTATATTATGAGCAAAGATAAGCTCGTCGTTCGAGAGCAGGGAGAAATCCACGGTTTCCAGGTCTTCAACTCCACCTGTCTGCGAGAATGATTCCACCACACAGGGTCCACCCAGCGTATAGGTTTCGGAGCCGTCCGGGTCGTAGTTCACCCAGACAACATTCCGGCTGTAAAACGCGGTCTGAATGGTGTCATAGCCAGCGTCGCCGGGCTCCCAGTTCAAGGTTCCCGACACGCTCCAATCCAAAAGACCTATGATACGAGAGCGAGAGCCTTCCGTTCTAAAGTCAGTGTCATCCAGAGCGTCACCCTCGGCATTAAAGTCGGCGGTGGTCGCTGGCATTTCGTGCATGTTCTCGGGAAGAGGCTCATAAGGGTTAGACTCATCCTCCACCGAGGCAACGGTAATCTTTTTATGAAACGCAGCTTGTCCCATAGCGTCACCTCCTTATGGAACAAAAAGTTTATTACTCTACACCCACTAATTCTCCGTTCGAGAGCAAGGAGAAGTCCACGGTCTCGAGGTCTTCCACACCGCCAGTCTGAGAGAACGATTCAACCACGACGGGGCCTCCCAGAGCATGGGTTCCCGAACCATCGGGGTCGTACTCCACCCAGATAACCTTTCGATTATAGAATGCGTCCTGAATGGTGTCGTATCCATCGTCACCGGGCTCCCAATTCAGGGTTCCGGAGACGCTCCAGTCAATCAAGCCTATAATCCGGGACCGAGAGCCTTCGGTCCTGAAATCAGTGTCATCTAGGGCGTCGCCCTCGGCGTTGAAATCTGCCGTGGTTGCGGGAAGTTCGTGCATCTCTTCCTCACCGGGCTTTTCAGGAGTTTCCTCGTCCGTCACATTTCCCACAGAAATCTTTTTGTGAAATGCAGCTTGTCCCATAATTCAAACCTCCTTTAGGTTAATTATTAAAGTAATCAGAGTCTTCCTTGTATTGCAGATTCATGGAAAAAGTAGTGGTCTGTGCCACCAGGTCCTCGTCCGTTCCCAGGGGAAACGGTTTCGAAATCCGTCTTCGACGAATATCCTTTACTTCCGCCTCATTGACCTCCAGAGTATTAAGATGGAGGGCCTTAATCAGCTTGTGGGTAATCTGCCGACAGACCCTTCCTCCCCCCTTCTCGCGGGAGTTTACCACATGGAATATCATGGTGCCGGACTCCCCGGCGGTCACGTGACCCAGGGTCATCCACTGAGCTAGGTCGGATTCTCCATCTAGCAGGATATAGGGATACTCGGCAGAACTTGGAACGATATCATTCCAGAAGGGAGCTTCAATACCGTTGTCCGTGAACGTGGAGGCAAACTCTGACAGAAGTTCCGACCAGATATCATTCATTTCATTGGTGTTATTTTCGTTGCCCATTTAAGATTGCCTCCTTATCTGCCGTATCTGAACAGACTTTCTCCTTCCGCTCCAGAGACTCCCGTCGGGTGTATTGTTTTAAAGTCCACAGGAACGGGAACTTCCCAAGAAGGGTCTCCCGTGCTCGGAAGCTCGAACACATCCGTTTCAGTCAGGAATCCTTCTGAAGCGAACTCGTACGCCTTGGAGACAAACGACGGGTCCTGCTGGGCCGCACGCATAAGAGGACGGGGGTCAAGATTCTGAGATGAAATCCCGAACTCCAGAGCCAGCACATAGGGACAGACGCTGTAAACATAACCTTCCCAGCGACCTCCTCCCATGTGTCCTCGAATGTAAGTTCTAAATGAACCTCTCAGGTCTCCGGTTATCTCCGCGGGCCACTCGGCTCCCCGCACGAAGGGGTTGGTACCCGGGGACGTCGAGGCGGTATGAATTTCCTTGCCTTTCACGTTGAAATAGGTTCGTCCGGTTCTCCGGCCTCCCATGGGACCTAACATTTTCTCGAGAAATGTCTTGTAGTGTTCCACGACATTTGACATGTTTCGATTTATCTTATCCTTGAAAGCGTCCTTGGCGGAGCTAGCAGTAAAATTAGCACTCATTTCCACCCGAGTTTTTCCCATGATATCACCACCTATTCCACGGCTTCCGCCAGAGCGTACTGGTAATACTCCAGAAAGCTCTGGGAGTAAACTACCCGATATCTGGTTCCCTCGGGCTCCTCGTTTTCTTTCAGGCCGTCGGGGTCGTCTTCCACAATGAGAAGGTCAGGAGAGATTTCCATGGAATTCCCATAGTTATCCTCAAAGGGCAGGAATACCCGGTGAGTATGCTCAAACCGCCGGCGGTCCATTTCAAACGCCGTGGTTCCGGTTCGAGTCTCCACGAAACCCGCGGTCTCATACTCGGTTTCCCAGGTATCGACCAGGTCGTTATTATCATCGCGAGTTTCGGTGTATTTTCCTATGACGAGGGGTTTAAGCCAGTCCCCGAACTCGTCTTCGAATGACAGCATGGATTATTCACCTCTCAGGATATCAAACTGACCCTTTCGAAAAGCTGGCTGCGTGGCGTCTGTGTCGTCACGAAGCTTTTGTTTTTGCGTCTCGCTCAGGGCACCCACAATGGGCTGTGCCAGAAGATGGGCTTTCTTGTC